ACACTACTACAATGAAAACAGCAACTAAACTAACCAAGCAAGAACACTCCGCAAAACTTCGCAAGGAGTGGAGCGAAATTAAAAACTCCCTAACGGCTGATCAGATCAGCGAAGCGGAAGCAATCTGCAAGGCTCACGGCTTAAACTTCTCAGCTACGGGATACGCTTTTTGCAAAGAGCAAATGGCACAAGCTAACCTCACTGGAACTCCTTATGTAGATTGCAAAACTTACGCTGGCTGGAAGCAAGCAGGGTTTCAAGTTTCCAAAGGGCAAAAGTCTTTCGGCTACGGAATCACTTGGTTAAAGGTAGAAAAGAAGACCAAAGAGGAATCCTTTATCTACCCTAAACAATATGCTCTCTTTCACTCATCACAAGTTGAAGCAATCTAAATAACAATCAGCCCCCGAAAGGGGGCAACACTCAAAACCAAAAACACTACTACCAAAATGAAGACAATTAATAAGACACTAGACAACGGCTGGAAAATCGAAGCGGAGCATGACGGCGAAAAGTATCACCTTTACCTAGAGTCAAGATGCGGGAAGTATTACGGCTCTCTTGCTCTGGCAGAAGATACAGGTTGCATAGATAACCACGGAACATTAGCAGAAAAGAAAGTGCCTCAGTCAGTGCTTAAAGCAGCGCAAGAATTAGAGGACAAGCTCTGGGAAGAACAAGACTAACAGAAATTAAAGCCCCCGAAAGGGGGGCAACCTTAACACTACAAAAATATGAAAAAACCAACAAAAGAAATAGTTCAAAACTTATTTGCAAATCTAATCAAAGAGCATGATCTAACAATGAACGGGGAGAAACTCTATTCAGACATTTACACCTTTGGAGAAACGGAAATAGTTTTTGAAGATGAATACATTGGCTATCTGTTAGCTGGCTACGTTTCCTCTAAAGTATTTGATGAGCTAGAGGCAAAGCTGTTAGATATTGGAATTGAGATGGTAGATTCTGACGGCTGTAAGATGATCATAGAAACAAAAGCAGCATAACAACCAAGCCCCCGAAAGGGGGCAAACCCTCACTTTCTGCAAGTTTGACCACTAAAAACAAATAAAGCAGGGCGAAAGGCAAAAAAAATCCATCATCAAAAGCCTTGTAGAATAAGGGCTGTAGGGCGGCATATGAAAATACATTGATTTAGTGCTAGCTATTAATCAATCTATCCAGTAGATTTTAATCATCAGCGGGAGAAACCGCCCAACCACTACCAACCACTACTACCATGAAAAACTTCAATAAGAAACTGACCAAGAGCGAAGGCAAGCAACTTTTAAGCCACAAAGGAGGCATGAGCTACATGGATACACCGCACAACAGAAAGCTAATGAAAAGCTTGATGACCGATTTTTTAAAGACCCTTGCAGCTAACAAGTAAACTAATCAACAAGCCCCCGCAAGGGGGCAGCAACCAAAACCAAAACTACTACTATTATGACAATTAAAACCAACTACGTAAGCATCGAAAAAGACGAGCATGAAACAACGCTTTGCTTCTGGGAAGACAAGGAGAAAACCAAGCTGACATATTTTAAACCCTACAGCAACGAGGATTCTATTAAAGCAGACTACAAGTATTGGGGTAGCGATCTTAAAACAATAGATTGCATCTAAACAGCCAAGCCCCCGAAAGGGGGCAACTCTTAACACTACTACAGACATGAAAAAAACAATTACATTTATTGCCCTTCTTATTTTCTCCTTCCTTGCTGGAATCGCTCAAGGGCAAATCCAATCTGGAAAACCCATTTTAGTAAAACCAAAAGTTGCTTGGTATAAAATGACGCAAGGGGTTAAATACTTTGAGGGATTCAGATCGGAATCTTACACTTGCTGCGGAGGCAAAAGAACTATTGGATATGGTCACACTGGAAAGTCTGTTAGCAAAGGAATTATTTCCGAGGCAGAGGCAAGCGAGTTGCTACAAAAGGAATTGCACAAATACAAAAACATAGTTTTAGAAATTGTGAAAGTTCCACTAACAGATAACCAGTTAGCCTCCCTAACAAGTTTTACATACAACTGCGGAAGGGGCGCACTATATCAGCTTGTTTCTCAAGAGGGGCGTTTAAACGATGGAAACTATCAAAGCGTTTCCGAGGTAATGCCTATGTATAGAAAAGCAGGGGGCAAAATCCGCAAAGGATTAGTAAAAAGAAGAAGCTTTGAGCTTGAATTGTGGCATGGGTAAAATTATTTTGCCCTTTCAAGCCTTGTAGAATAAGGGAACTTAAAGATTTATTGAATTAGTGCTAGCCATTTATCAATTCATCCTGTAGATTTCAATCATCAGCGAGAGAAACCGCTACAACTACTACTACCATGACAAACCAAGAAATACAAACAGTCAAGACACTGATCAGCCTAGGAGATTCTAAAGAGCTAGCAATTAAAACAGTCCTTGCAAACAGACCACAAGCAAAGATGAAATCAGAGCAGCTAAAAGATCAAGAGCGCATGGAGCGATAATAAAAACGAAACCAAAACCAAAACCAAAACTACTACCATGAATACATTAAGATTTAGTTACGAAATCACAAAGGGCGAAGGCTGCATAGTAAAAATCAAAAGATTTGAATCAGTTGAAGAAGCTCTAATGGAGCTAAAGTTTCTCCGCAAAATAACAACCAATAAAATTTCCATGACTTGGAAAATCGAAGGCGAAACTTATACAGCCTAACAACCAACCAAGCCCCCGCAAGGGGGCAACCTTAACACTACTAACAAAATGGAAACAATAGAAGACGCAATAGAAAGCTACCTTAACGGAAATTTCTCAGAAGTTAAATTATGGATGCAGCATAACGAAATAACTCTAACAAGCATGGTTACAGTTTACCTGTTAGACCATGATCCAGATAAAATAGATATTGTCCATTTTATCTCAAGACTAGAAAACCGCTAAAAACATGAATACATCAATAGACTGGAAAAATATAGATTTGAAATCCTCATTTGAAAGAGATCTTAACCTAATAGAGAACCTAACATTTGAAACTTTATTACTGGAGATAGATTGCAACATTCCCGAAATAACAAAGGGGGCAATCATTAACCAATTCAAGGAAGATATAAGTTCAAGAATAGAGGAAGCATGGGAAGTTTTCGGAGATAACTTAGATTCTATTTACTCAGCAGCAAAACAAAAAAGAAAAAACTAACACAATGAAAAACTACTACATAAGAATTGGGTTTAAGGGCAACACTGACAAATCAGTTTTTGAAAACGTCATGCCTTTCAGATCTTTCTTTGCAGCATGTAATTTTGCGCAAAGACTCAGCGAATCAGAAGGCGGGGAAATCGTGGAAATAAAACTTAGAAGCTAACAGAATGAAAATAACAGGAAAAAAGGAAATAGTAAAAGCGGCTCTAACAAGTAATCCAAAAACCAGAGATAGCGACTTTATGTTGATTGCTTTTATTTGGTGGCAAGAATTACCAGAAGAAGCAAAGAAAAGCAAATCAGTTAGAGCGTTCTTTGTTAGATTGTCTAAAGGCGATTTCAGCAATCCAGAAAGCATAAGGCGAGCAAGGCAATTAATCCAAGCCCAAGAAGAATCATTAAGGGGGGAAACCTATAAGCACAGAGTAGATTCAGAGGAAAAATCTGTAAGGCAGGAAATAATACAGGATAAATTCAATCTCTAAAGCTATATAGAATAAGGGCTAAAGGTGGATAAGTGAAAATAGATTGATTTAGTGCTAGCCATTTATCAAACGAGATGCTAATTTTCAATCATCAGCGGGAGAAACCGCCCAACCTAAACCAAAAACACTACTACCATGAATCAGCAAGATGAACACTACCAAGACGAAGCAAGCTCACAAGACTACATGAACGAAGCTTATGGATCAACCGCCCCAGATGAAGCTTACGAGTTTTATTGTAATCACTGTGAAGATTGCCATGAGATGGGATTAGATGCAGGAACTTTTGAGGATTTCAAAAAGTCTTTAGAAGCCCCCATTGAAGAAAACGAAGATTTGCTAATGATGGGGCAACTTGAAAACAGCCCTTCCGAATATGACGGAGTGCCATTCTAAAAACCCTCAACCAATACAGCCCCCGAAAGGGGGCATTAACCTAAACCAAAACTACTACTACCATGAAACTTACAGAATACGAAAAGCAGCAAGTCATTATCGGAATCAGCCAAGCTAACAGATTTATCAAAATGGAATCTCCCCGCAATCCAGATCTAAGACCAGCAGACGTTCAAGAAACTTTAGATCACGCAATACAGCACAAGGCAAACATGATTAAAATGCTTGCTGATGATGTTGCAGCAACTTACCAAGAACTCTACGCCTAAACAATACAGCCCCCGCAAGGGGGCAACTCTTAACACTACTACAAACATGAAAACCGCAACACTTACACAACTAAAACTAAGAGCGCATATCTGCCAAACTTGCCTCCCTTGTTTTGCTGAAGCAGTCATTGAAGACATCGAAGAATTTCACCCAGAAATCACAGAGCCAGAACAAGTAGATGCACTGCTAGAATGGGAAAGCTATTGGGAGGTTTACAAGGATGTTCATAACATTAGCCCACGATGGACAAGCTACAAAGACAAGACAGCCAAAGAATGGGTAGCTGCAGTTGATGAGCTTCAGAAGCAACTCTAACCAATACAGCCCCCGCAAGGGGGCAACTCTTAACACTACTACAAATATGAAAGAACACACAAATATCTGGGGAGTTACCTACAAAGTAGGGCAGACGGGCAAATGGTCACAAAAATTTAAAAAGAAACAACGTGACGAAGTTTTGACCATCGCTAGTTTTACTCCAAGCAAAAGATTCATGAGAGTGACAAGCACAAAGGGCAGCGCAATCTATTTGTTCTCTACTGATACGCTACTGCTTAAAGGCTCTCACATGGGAAACTCTAGCATTAACTTTAAATAACCAATTCAATGAAACTTACACTAGAAGTCTTAGCAATAAGCGTATTCTTTTTTGTTCTCTCTTATTCATGTTTCACTTTAGCTCTATGTCATTAGAAGTAACAATTTACGATGATCAAGATAAGCCCATTGAAATCATGGGTTACCTAATCAAAGGGCAAAGCGGGATGCGTGATATTTACGGAGTGCAAGAAACTCCAGATGATGAGGATGAAATAGAAATCGTTTCAGCCATTGCAGAAGATGGAGAGGAACTAACTCTGACAGACTCACAAGAGCGGGAAGCAATGGAAATGCTATTTGATTTAATACATCATTAAATGATTGACCAAAACAATAATTGCAAGCAATCTAACAACACATGAACTTAGAAGAAAACAGCATTTTTACGGATTGGCAACCAAAGGAATTAGCAGCATTAAAGTCAGCCACGAAAAAGCTAATGGCAGAACAGCCAGCAAAGCCTAAACGCATCAACTTAAAAACAGGCGTTAAAGGTTGCCATTACCATAGGGGGCATGGAAAGTTTCTAATTTATGCGCTTATTGACGGGGCGCAAGTTTACGCTGGAAGAATGGAAGAATTTGATAAGGAAAAAGCAATAGCATTACAGCAAATTAAAATAGAAGAATACAATAATAAACTCCTACAAAAAAATGAACACTAAAGAATCAAATAGCAATCACGGAGGCGTTAGAAAAGGAGCGGGAAGACCTAGACTAAACGAGCCTAGAGTCACCATCTGTATGAGTATGGATGAGGAAACCGCAAACTCTTTTAAAGACCTAACAAAAGAGCTTGGGAAGTCACAACCGAAAACATTAAAGACACTACTCGCTAGCTATAGTGAAAGAGCTTAAAGTTAATTGCTCTCATGATCGCATGGTTAAATTGGAAGATCTAAAAGTTCATCCAAGAAACCCTAACACGCATAGCCCGAATCAAATTAGGCTGTTAGCTAAGATAATAAGTCATCAAGGATTTAGGAACTCTATAATAGTCTCTAACAGATCTGGCTTTATTGTCTCTGGTCATGGAAGGCTTGAGGCTAGCAAGGAGCTAGGGCTAAAAGAAGTGCCTGTAGATTTTCAAGACTTTGATAACGTCAAAGATGAGTTGTCTTACTTGGTAGCAGATAACAGGATTGCAGAACTGGCAGAGATAGACAGAGCAGAGTTAGCCGATATAATCGGAGACATTGATAGCGGAGATTTTGACTTAGAGCTAACAGGCTTTGAACTAGACATGGTAGAGGATCTAATGACGGCTTGCCCCCCGTTAGATTTAGATGATGATGAGGAAACAAAAAGCAAGAGTTGTCCTAACTGCGGGGAGGCATTATAGTAAAGATGATGCTATTAAATGATACTGTTAGATTTGCTGGCATTTATGATTTGCCTTACATAGTTGATCTTTCAAAGAAAGAATCTAAATCATTAGGCTTTATTCCTAAAATGGCTTATGAATCTGCGATAACTGGAATTAAAAAAGGCAAGAGATGGTCTAATGTATGTAATGACAGATTAGCAGTAATAGAAAATAATGGAGATCTAGTTGGCTTTTGTTTGGCTTCTTTTGGGCAACCTAACAGCAAAGACAAAAGAGGAAAGATTGCCCAGATATGTATTCAAGAAGATGCAAGACAGATAGAAAGAGGAAAGCACTTGCTAACAAAAATAATATTATATGGATCAACTGTAGGTTGCTTTAATATGGGGTGCGGATGCGCTGAAGATTTGGAATCTAACATTTTTTGGAAGGCGATGGGATGGAAAAAGGTTTCAGTTAGAAATGGAATATCCTGCAAGAATACATGGAAGCAAACGAGCAAAAGGATAATAAATATTTACCATTATGATAACCCCCTGCAATACAGACTTTTTGACTAGAAAGAACAAGATGAAAGACGAAACCCAAAACGACAAAAATGATGTTGGAAGACCAAAGGTTATTTTTGATCTAGACGTTGTAGAAAAGTTAGCGGGGCTTGGATGCACTAACGAAAATATAGCGGAATGGTTTTCTTGCACTGTTAGAACAGTAGAAAGAAGGAAGTCAGAAAACCCAGAATTTTGTCGGGCAATCAATGAAGGTAGGGCAAAGCTAGTTGCCAGACTTAGAAAGGCGCAGTTAGATGCTTGCTGGAGTGGTAGCGTTCCTATGCTGATTCACATGGGCAAGCAGTTGTTAGATCAGAAAGACAAGACGCAAAACGAATCAGAAATCCAACTGAAAGACATTACTCCAACAATTAACTTGATAGCCAAAAAGCCTAATGGCGATTAACCCCGTTCTTGAGATAGGATTGCACGACAAGCAATCGGAAGCTTTCTTCTCTACAGCTAATGAAATCCTTTACGGAGGGGCTGCAGGGGGCGGTAAATCGCATCTAATGAGGGTGGCAGCTATTAATTGGTGCTGTGAGATCAAAGGGCTGCAAGTTTACCTCTTTCGGAGAGTATCGGAAGACCTATATAAGAATCACATGGAAGGAAGCGGGGGTTTTCTTTCTCTGTTAGCTAACTGGATTGGGCTAGGGCTTTGTAGTTACAACGCATCTAAGAACGTAGTTACATTTTGGAACGGCTCTAAGATTTGGCTTTGTCACTGCCAACATGAAAAGGACAAATTTAAATATCAAGGTGCTGAAATTCATGTCTTGATGATTGATGAGCTTACGCACTTCAGTGAATCAATTTACAGATATTTAAGGGGGCGTTGTAGGGTAGGCTCTCTAACACTTCCAGAAAAACACAAGGGCATGTTCCCAAGAATTTTTTGTGGCTCAAATCCTGGAGGTATAGGTCATAGCTGGGTTAAAAATACTTTTGTAGATAATGCGCCTTACAAGTCTATTGTTAGAATGGAAAAGAAAGAGGGGGCTATGCGAAGGCAATACATTCCAGCGCTTCTAACAGATAATCCTACTCTTGATTATGAAGAATACTCTGGCAACTTAGAAGGGCTTGGTTCTCCAGACTTGGTTAAGGCGATGCTAAACGGAGATTGGAACATTGTAGCGGGTGGGGCGTTAGATGATTTGTGGCGTTCTGATGTTCACGTAATACCAAGATTTAAGATCCCTTTCTCATGGCGGTTAGATCGCTCTTTTGACTGGGGAAGTTCTACACCTTTTTCTGTAGGATGGTGGGCAGAGGCTAACGGGGAAGAAGCGGAGTTAGAAGACGGCACAACATTCTGCCCCGCAAAGGGAACGCTCATAAGGATAGCGGAGTGGTATGGTGCTGAAAAGGTAGGCACTAACAAGGGGCTTGCTCTAACGGCTAAAGAGATAGCAAGGGGCATAGTAGAAATGGAAAAGCAGTTGTTAGAATTAGGCTGGATAGCTGGCAAGGTTTACGCTGGGGCTGCAGATAACCAAATATCTAACGTAATAGAAAAGAACGCTGACACGATAGCCAAGAAAATGGCAGATGAAAAAGTAACTTGGCTTAAATCTAACAAGAGTGCAGGATCAAGGATTGTCGGACTCGATTTAATCAGAAGTAGGATGAGGGCTGCAATAGATGGAGAGGGTGCTTCTATCTACTTCATGAATAATTGCTTGGCAACGATAGCTACTCTGCCTATAATGCGGCGTGACCCTAACAATCCAGAGGATGTTTTAAAGGGGGCTGATGATCATGCTTATGATGAAATCCGTTATAGAGTCTTGCACGGAAATGTTAGATCAGCTACAAACATTAAGATAACTCACGTTACCTAACAACTATAATTTTATGCCAGAAGTTGACCACCAACACCCGCTCTATGAAGAATTAAAACCTTCATGGGATCAAGTAAATGACTGCATTAAAGGAGAGCGACAAGTAAAGAAGAAGAAAGACATCTACTTGCCAAAGCCTAACCCCTCTGATGTTAGTGCGGAAAACGAGACTCGTTACAATCAGTATCTAACAAGGGCTGTATTTTACAACGTAACAGCCAGAACTTTATCTGGATTAGTTGGACAGGTATTTTCAAAAGATCCAGTTGTAGAAGTTCCACCATTGTTAGATTCAATCATTGAAGATTCTGATGGCTCTGGGGTTTCACTTGTGCAGCAAAGTAAATGCGTTCTAGGATGCGTCTTGGCTAACGGAAGGGCTGGATTGTTTGTTGATTACCCTACAGTGGAAGGCACAGCGACAAGGCAAGATCAGTTAGATGGATCAATCAGACCTAATATCCTTCATTACAATGCACCATCAATCATTAACTGGAGAAGCGAAAGACAAGGTGCAAAGAATCGTCTAACACTAATTGTTCTATCAGAAACTTATGTAGATAGTGACGATGGATTTAAAGAGGAAATTGTAGAGCAATTCCGTGTTCTAAGATTGGTAGAGGGAATCTATCAAGTGCAGATCTACAGGAGAAGCACGGCACAAGGAAGCGGGGCTTATGGCTTAGTTGAGGAATACACTCCGACAAGCGCACAAGGCTCTCCACTAACAGAAATCCCTTTCCAGTTTATCGGATGGGAAAACAATGACGAAACTCCAGATCTTCCCCCGCTTTACGATCTATCAGTTTTGAATCTGGCTCACTTTAGGAACTCTGCAGATTATGAGGAAGCTTGCTACATTGTCGGACAACCTACGCCATACATGACGGGCTTAGATCAGTCATGGGTTGATGATGTTTTGAAGGGGCAAGTTCACTTAGGATCTAGATCAGCCGTGCCACTGCCAGAAGGCGGCTCTATGGGGCTTGTGCAAGCCTCTGCTAACTCTATGCCCAAAGAGGCGATGGATACAAAGGAACGTCAAATGGTGGCGTTAGGGGCAAAGCTCGTAGAGAATAAAAACGTCCAAAGAACAGCAACGGAAGCGGGAATGGATAACGCATCTGAAACAAGCGTTTTAGCTTCTGCAGCTAACAATACAGCGGAGGCATTTAGAACGGCTCTTAAATGGTGCATGGAGTTTGTCGGAACAAGTGGAGAAGTTGATTTCTCACTGCATACAGATTTCGTAAATCATACACTTAATCCTCAACAGCAAGGGGCTTTACTTTCCCTCTGGCAAAACGATGTTCTAACATGGGATGAGCTTAGAGATAATCTAAAGAAAGCTTCCATTGCAGAACTGCCTAATGATGAGGCTAGAGATATTATTGACGCAAGCGCATTAGATGGGCTGGATCAGATTGATGATGAAGTTGATGATGTAGATGAAGAAGAGGAAAACGATTAACCCTTATGTTGGCTCTTTTTCTGAAAAACTTTTTGAATGGCTAACTCAATAATAGACATAGCTACAAGGCATCAAGTCTTGTTAGAAAGGCTTAAAGCTGGAAAGATTAGAGACTACAAAAAAGTAGTTAAATGGTTTGAGCGTGACTTGATAGCAAAGGCTAACAGCCTAGGAGTAAACTCAATAAATGAGCTAACCAAAAAAGAGCTAAATTCTCTTATTAGTTATTCAACTGAGTTAAGCAAAAAATACCAGACTGTAGCGGTAGATGATCTAACAAAAGATTTATCCAAGCTGGCAAAAGATGATGCTCTATTTGAAAGAGACGCTATTAAATCCGTTGTTAAAGGGGCTGCTGTTAATTCAGCCGCAAACATAGCTTATGCTGCAGCTTTGGCTTCTCCTATTAGCGCAACTGGAGAACTGTTAAAGCCATTTATAAAGAACTGGTCACAAACACGAATCAATCAAGTAAATGGAGTTATCCGAAAGGGATACAAAGAGGGGCAAACTCTAAGCCAGATGACTCAACTAATAAGAGGCACAAGAGCTAACAATTTTAAAGACGGGCTAACCTCTTTGCAAACAAGACAAGCAGAGGCAGTAATTAGAACCTCAGTCCAACACGTTAGTGCTACTGCTAGGATGCAGACTTGGGAGGCTAACAGCGATATCATACAGGCTTACAAATGGCGTTCCACATTAGACGGAAGGACAACGCAAAGGTGCAGAAGCTTAGACGGGTTAGAGTTTGAAATGGGGCGTGGACCTATGCCCCCAATTCACATTAATTGCAGATCAACAATTAACTTTGTGCTAGATCCATCTCTAGGTTTAGATGCTCTTGATAAGGGCGCAACAAGATCAGCACTAGGCGGGGAAGTTTCAGCAAAACAGACTTATTACGATTGGCTAAAAAAACAGCCTAAAGGATTCCAAGAGCAAGCTATAGGTGTTCAAAGAACCAAATGGCTAACAGATGGAAAGCTTACAGCAAAACAATTCGCTGCCCTTAACCTAGATAAGAACTTCAACCCTCTAACGCTTGCTGAGATGAAAGCAAAGAGAAGCTCTATAATTTCTAACAAATATGGAACTACAGCTAAAAAAACAGCAGCTAAAACAACTGTAAGAAAAAGCGCACAAATCAAGCCTAACACAAGCTTGGGCTTGGCGTTTCCAAAGCCAGAAGTTATAATTCCAAGCAATGATATCGCTTTAATTAAAAGCGACACGGCAAAAATAATGAAGGGGGTAACAGTTAGCAAGAACACGAAGGCACTTGATAAAGCTGTAGATATGCTTGATAAGGAAAACGCTATATTGGTTGACCTAGATAAGAAATACAAAAGGGAAAAGAACAGACTTCTAAAACAGGCACGGGCTGATAAATTTAATGAACAAGCTGTAATAGTTAGAAGGCTGATAGCTGTTAGAAACGCTGAAATTGCTAAAATCAAAGCGGTTACACAGAAAACAGATGATCAATTAAAGGCTGCAATCTTTAAAAAGAGGCATGACGAAAAACTCAACCCCTTAAAGGTTCTGCGGGGTAACGTAGAAAATAAAGCGAGACTATCGCAAGCAAAAGAGTTGTTAGAAAATGCCTTAAGTGCTGATAACTTGAAGGCTATAAAAAACAATAACAGGCTAACAACAGCTTCATTTAGCCGTGCAAGAGATTTTAGAGCGCATTATAAAAAGGGAATGAGCAGAATCTACCTAAGAACTGATGAAAGCGTTTCCGTAATGCTTCATGAGATGATGCACAGCCTAGAGTATTCCAGACCAGAAGTAAGCAAAAGGAGCAAAGCCTTTTTAGCCAAAAGGGGCGCAGGGGAAAGACCGCAAAGATTAAGGGAGCTAACAGGAAACCCCAATTATGATTACTCAGAGATTGCCATAGAAGATAAATTTAAAAAACGTGGAGGCAGTCACTACATGGGAAAAGTTTATGACAGAGAATCAACAGAGATTCTAACAATGGGCGTAGAAAGACTTCTTGGTGATCCAACAAACTTTTACCTAGACGATAGAGAGTATTTTGATTTCATGATAGAAATTCTAAACTTATGATTAATAGCGAAACTATAAACTTTGACTTGTTAGGATATGGCAAGTTTATGATGGACTACAGAGGCTTAAAATACTTGGGCAACTTTGAGGGACTCCCATACGATGAGACGGCAGATGATCTAACAGAAAGCTTTAATAGTATTTACACTGTAAGAAGTCACATTACACCAAAAGAAGGATTGGACTTTATTCCTGTTCATTTCCTAACAAGGAAAAAATATATTCAGAACGTAGAGGTTACAAACGAAAAGGAAATAGAACCTTCCACCTCTGATCTAACTTATTGAATAATGGAACTAAGCAATACAGCAAAAAACAGCGTAACAAATGATCTGTTAATCAGCAAAGCCTCTAACGAAAGTTATCGTAAGGGCTATGATAGGATCTTTGGAAAGAAAACAATCTCTGGCAAGTTGCCAACAGAACAAAAAACAAAAACCAAACAAGGAAAAT